ACTCTGAGCTTCGATCCGGAGAGCGATACCTCTCCGGGGTTTCTCCCTGGTCCTACCTTCGACAGCCTGCTGTCCTTCAGTTCGCGGAGAGCCCGGAAGATTGGGTTACGCTCTGGCCTGCAACGTCATCGCCTATGGAAACGGGCCAAAAGCCCGAGCCCAACGGGATGTACTCTGCTTGGGACGGGCCTCGAATGGCCCGAGAGCGTGACAAGAAACCGCCGAGGGTCTGGTCGCTGGTCTACCAGCAGGAAGACGTCTCGGCTGACGCCATCTTCCATCCCGCTTGTGTACTGGGCAGCGTTAACCGCAGCCGGAAGCCTGGCGTCCTACGCGCTGGTGCGATGGGGCATCCCCGCAATGGCCTAGAAGGCCAGTACGTGGTTGCCAGCATGGACCCTGCAATGTCAGGGGATACCTTCTCGCTGGTTGAAGCGATCGACAAGAACGACAAGACGGGCGGCGTCAACCGCCGCGTCATGAATGCTTGGGTGAAGTCGTCTCCGACGCCCGCGTACATCCGGGATCACATCAAGTGGGTGACCGATGAGTTCAATGTGAACGAATGGGTCATCGAGCAGAACGCCTTCCAGTTGTTCCTGATCTACGATGAGGATATCCAGTCGTTCTGCCAGTCGCGAGGGGTGAAGATCACCCCTCACTACACTTCACGCAACAAACAGGACCCCGACTTCGGTGTGGCCAGCATGGCCTCGCTGTTCGGTGGCCTGAAGAGGCACGCTACCAGCGTGCGTGAAGGGTTGGACCACGACGGTACCAACATTATCGAACTGCCCGATCCGGCGCAGTCAGAAGGTGTGCGCGCTCTTATCGAGCAGCTCACCACCTGGGCTCCGGGCAAGCTGGGCAAAGACTTGAAGCAGGACGGTCCTATGGCGCTGTGGTTCGCTGAACTACGGGCTAGGTCCCTGCTGGGCATTGGCCGTCAGAAGCGTGCCCATTTTGTTCAGAACCCTTACCTCAGCCGAGGAGACGCTGCTAAGCGTACTGTCGTGCCGATGGAGGCATACCGCCTAGCGGCGACCGGGAGTTAACGTATGTACCAGGCCACAGACCTGGGCGCAATCCCTGCGAGGGTTGCAGCCCTGCGAGCGCGGGACTCCTTCAGGGATGCCCGCGTGGCAGAGGTTCAGGCTGTTAGGCGTGGAGATTTCCAGGCCATCGCACCTGATCTTTTCTCTGATGATTTTCAGCGACCCATCGTCGCCAACATGATTGACACCGCAGCCCGTGACATGGCTGCGATGATTGCACCACTGCCTTCGTTCAACTGCTCCGCTGCTTCTATGCTGTCGGACAGGGCCAAAGCGTTCGCTGACAAGCGGACGAAGATTGCTCGTTCGTACATTGAGCAGTCCGAGCTTGAGCTTGCCATGGTTGACCGTGGGGCTGATCACTATAACTCGTTCGGTCTTCTCGTTGGGTGTGTTGAGCCTGACTTTGAAGACAAAATGCCACGCATCGCGATCGAATCTTCGATCGGTGCGTACGCGGTGTGGAACAGCAAGGGCCGAACTGTAGAGTTCGCCCGAGTGTTCTACCAGGACTACTTTACTTTGTGCGCGGATTACCCTCAACTGATGGGCATCCAGAAAACCCATCCTATGGGTTTGCTGAATGGCAAGGTTGAGGTGGTGAAGTACGTCAGTGACAAGCGCGTCGTGACGTATTTGCCGAAGCTTGGGGACATGGTCCTTGAGGACATGGTCAATCCGATGGGCAAGTGCTACTACCACGTAGCCAAGCGTCCGAACTTCGAGGAAACCACGCGTGGAGCGTACGACGATGTTGTTTGGGTCCAGCTTGCGCGGCATCGCATCCAGATGCTGCTCATGGAGGGCGTGGACAAAGCCGTTCGCGCTCCTCTCGTTGTTCCTATGGACGTGGATGACATGGCCCTTGGGCCTGACGGTATCATTCACACTAACGCTGGTGCTGCTAGCGTTGGTCGCGCTCGACTTGATATGCCTCCGCAGGCTTTCAACGCTGTTGAACAGCTCAAGCAGGAGCAGCAGCTAGGCTCTATGTCGTCCGAGGCCCGTTCCGGGCAAACGGACGCCAGTGTTATCACCGGCCGTGGGCTCCAGGCCCTGGCCGCTAACTTTGACACGCAGATCAGCGTGGCTCAGTCTGTTCTCAAGTCGTTCTACAAGCATATCATCCAGATGGCGTTTGACATGGATGAGAAACTGTTTGGCAACTCTGAGCGGGAGATTCGTGGCAATGACGCAGGAGTTCCCTACAGTCTCCGGTATCGACCCCGCAAAGACATCGACGGGGACCACTCAGTCGATATCTCCTACGGGTTTGCTGCTGGTCTCGACCCCAACCGTGCACTGGTGTTCCTGCTACAGGCAGATGGGGCCGGTTTGGTCTCTAAAGACTACGTGCGTCGTGCACTCCCGGTGGACCTGAACGCCGCTGAGGAAGAAACTAAGATCATGATTGAGCAGTCCCGCTCGGGACTGATCATGGCTATGTCTGCATTGGCTCAGTCCATTCCCCAGCTTGCGGCTGGTGGGGCTGACCCGATGCCCATCATTGCGCAGCAAGCCAAGTTCATCACCCTTCTCCAGAAGGGCAAGACCGTTGAGCAGGCAGCCACTGAGGCTTTGACACCTCCTGAGCCGCCGCCTAGTGCGTCGACTCCTGGTGTGGAAGCCATCCCCGGTGAAGAGTCCGCACTAGGCGGTGCCCCGCCTGGTGGTGGTGGTGATGCCATGGGCTTTGGTATGGCCAATGAAGGACCCAACGGTCGACCTGATTTGCAGCAGATGTTTGCTGGTCTTACAGGTAGCGGTGCACCTAACCTTCAGGCTGGTATTAGCCGCATGAACCCCGTCGCTGGACAGTAACGGGGGACACCTTAATGGTGTCCTATTCCAAGAAGTAAAGGAACCTTATGTCTTACGAAGGTCGCAAGAAGGACGTGTTCGTCGCCAATGAGGCTGCGAACAAGCTGGTTGAGGAACTGTCGAACATCATCGACGCTGACGACTCGCGGCGTGGTCGCGTAATCGGCCTGGTTGGTGAGATTCAGGAAGCCCTGCTGCGCGTTTATGACGCGTCCGAGGCTGAGCTGAAGGAGTCCAAGGACCGCAAGGACCAGGACGTCGCCGAGAAGGACGCTAAGCGTCCGGTCGCTCGCCGGTAATAACGATGGCTAACGGACACGGGGGCTATCGCAAGCCCACCAACCCGGCCCCTGTGTCCGGGCCTGGTGCGCATTCTAAGAGAACAGACGGAGCACAGCCGAAGATGGACCTGCCTAACGCAGCATACGGCGAGAACGCCGATTTCCAGGAGGCTCAGTCCGGCGCTGCTATGGCTCAGACTGGTGCGGCTCCTGCCGCTGGCCCCGCTGTCAACCCTCTGGCCGCCCTTCTGGGCGGCGCTACGGGCATGGGTGAACCTACTGCTGAACCTGATGTTCCTGTCACCGCAGGGGCCGCCGAGGGCGAAGGCCCTGGGATGGAAGCTCTGGGCCAGGCCATCCCGCCTGACAAGGCGGACGCTAGCTATATGAAGAAGTACCTTCCGACGTTCATCCAGATGGCTGAACGAGACGACACGCCCCCGGCTATGAAGACGTGGGTTCGTAATATCCTCGCAAACCTTTAGGAGAATCATGGGCTGGACCGACAAGATCGGTGACGCTTGGACTTTCCTAAACGACAACCCTGTCGTTAACACTGTAGACGGTGCCGTTGATGACACCTTCGGTGCTATTGGTGGGGCGTACACGGTGGCTGCTAAGTCACCGTTCGGTGAGGCTGTTGGATTCCTGACGAAGCCCATTGGTCGTGGGCTGAATGACACTGCTAACGCCCTGACGTACCCGGTGAACCGGGTCAAGCGGGGTATGTCTACCATCCAGATCATGTCCGACCGCGCCCCTGGTGTGGGCGCATTCGATGGTGACGCCTGGTCCAAGGCGTGGGACACGTCGGAAGACGTGTCTATCGGTCAGGCCATGACCACGTCTATCCGTGACACGTTCGGCATTGGTGGCGAAGACGACTTCGCCGCTGGTAGCTTCATGGATGGAGAGGGTCGCGACCCCTACACTGGCGTTAAAGCCGGTGAAGCTCACGACTACTACACGGGTACGTGGCCTGGTCGGCTGTCCTCCGGCAGCCTGGACCTGTTCCTGACCCTTGGCGCTGACCCCCTGGTGTTCGCTGGAGAGGCCGCTGCTGCGGCTACGCTGGCCAAGAAGACCATCCGGGCAGAAGACGTCGCTGGCGCCCTGGACGTGGCTACAAACGGCGCACGGTCCCGCATAGCGGGTGCTGCCGAGGAGCCCCTTGAGGCCACTCCGGAAGAAGCTATTGCTCTTTCCAACTACACGGGTGCTGGCTATGACGTCATCAACCCTGCTCTCCGCGAGGGCAAGAAGCTTACCCGGGACAGCCCACAGCAGGTTGAGCATATCGACAACCTCCTGTCTCGTACTCCTGGGCTGAGTGAACCTACTACCCTGTACCGCATCGCTGCTCGTGGCGATTCGGTGACTAACCATTTGTCCGGTGCAAAGGTCGGGGACGTTATCTCCGATCCGGCGTTTATGTCTACCTCGCGCACCGAAGAGGGCGCCGCCTCCTTGCTGGAGGTTGCGTCCGAGGGCAAGGTCCCGGTGTTCCTTGAGATCAAGGCTTACCCTGGGGCCAAGGTCCTTGACGTCAACGACGTCGCCTCTCAGCAGGGCGGGCTTGGCGCTTTCGCTGGCGAGCAGGAAATGCTGCTGCCGCGTGGCGCTAAGATGAAGATTGTCTCTGATGGTGAGCGTACCCTTGAGGACGTCATCGGCGAGGAACGCACTGTTCGGCATTTGGTTGCCGAACTGGTTGACGAGCGCCCTCCGGTTGACCCGGTTGAAGCCAGCAAGACCGCTCTCAAAAAGGGCGAGGTCCTGAAGGCCCTGTTCTACCGGACTGATTCCATGTCTGCTTCGCAGATGATGGATCTTCCGGAGTTCCGGAACACCACAGACGCTGGTGCCATCGCGCAGTTCTTTGATTCGGTGAATACCCTTCACCCCACTGATGAAGTCGCACGACACGCCGCCAAGGCGGACGTGTTCGGCGCTGTCATGGGTGACACGCAGTCCATCAGTAATCTGAAGAACCGCTCGGCTGCTCTTGCTGAGCAGATCCAGCGAGTGGGTGAGCCTCCGGTTCAGGCTCAGGCCCTTGCCGTGTACGACAAGTCCGACTTCGGTCGGGCTATGATCGAGTCTTTCCAGAAGACACCGACAGGCGTCCAGGACGGCATTGTCGACGAGTCTCTTAAGGAGATGGCACGCCTTCAGCGTGTGTTGACAATTGCTGGTTCCAGTCGCCAGATCGCTGCTGGTCCTATGGAAAAGCTCGGCGCTTCGTTCCGCGCGCAGAAGAACGAGGACGTGATCTCGACCAAGCTCCAGGAGACGATCATCCCGAACGGCCTTGGTGGCCGTCCGGTCAGGATTGTTGCCGGTCAGGCTTCGTCTCGCGTCCCGGGTACTGTGCATTTGAAGGACCCCGCTCGCGGGTATGAGGATCTGTCCAACGTTGTAACGCAGATGAAGCACACGCCTGCCGCTGAGCGGCGCGCTCTGCTTGACGCGTACACCAAGGCTGCCACCGAGGGCGATCGCAGGATCGCCGTTGAGGCTGCTGAATCGCGGATGTTTGTTGATGCCGCTGCCAAGTACAGGATCTCTAAGGAAGACGCTGAGGCTTTCCTCGACGCGGCCAAGGGCCGCCGTGGGGCGTACAACGATAGCATGAAGGGCAGGCTGTACTCGGCCGCTGATGACAGTGACCTGGTGAAGTTTGTTGACCCTGAGGACGACATGGAACATGTCTTCTCCAAGGCTTTCCTCCAGACTCATCTTGAAGACACCCACATGATTACCAACCCGTTGGTGATCGAGAAGTTCCTGAAGCGTGGCACTAACCGCCGGATGCTCCAGCGCTGGGCCGAGGGTACGCGCCTTCAAGGCGCCGCTCGCGGTACTGCTAACCTGACGTCTGACACCTTGGATACCCTGGACAACTGGGCCACTATGGCCACCCGGGTGTGGAAAGACATGGCGCTGATGCGCCCTGCCTATCCGATCCGTATTCAGGTGGATTCCCAGATGCGCGTTATGGCGCATCTCGGGATGATGAAGTGGTTCATGGATGGCAAGACTGCACAGGGCACCTACTGGCTGACGAACGCTGAAAAGAGTGGCCGCTCTCTGAAGAACCTTTTCGTAGAGGGCGATTACCAGGCCGCTCTGCGGGGTTCGTTCATGAAGGGTGAGGACTACAAGGGCGTGCCTACGGCCGCCGCTCTGGACGAGGATGAGCTGGCTTATAAGGTCGGCGAGCTTCGCTCCCACGGTGGTGGTGCGGCTGACCTTGGTAACGATGTTTCCAATGCTGACCTGCGCGCTATGCGCAAGAACAGTGACTTCGGAAAGATCCAGCCGTCTGACCCCGCGCACCAGGAAGCATGGGTGCGCGCTGCTACGCAGATCAAGTCGTCGCCTACGGCGCGTGCGCTGCTCCAGTATGACGATCTCGACGAGGCCGTTGCTGCTGTGCAGGCATCGCCTGAGATGCTGGTCGAGTACGGTAAGTACCGTGCCGGGTATGACAACCTGGAAGACTGGCTTACTCATGTCATGGCGAACAACAACCGGGTCATGCCCACTCCGGAGATTCGTGCTCTGGTGGACACGCCCGAAGAAGCTCTCGCTTACTTCGACTACGCTGCTGTCGGGCAGCGCATCCAGGCCAAGGGCGCTATCAAGCAATTGAAGCGGGTCACTGACGAAGACGTCAAGGCGGCCCGCACTGGCTTCCGTGAGGCTAAGGCCGCATGGGAGTTGACGCCCAAGCGTTCGCCTGAGCGCCGTGCTGCTAAGCAGGCGCTGGCCGATGCGCGTAAGCAGTTGAACCTGACTCGCGTCGAACGCGACCGCGTGAAGAACCAATCTCGTCAGTTGAACCAGCCCATTCCGGCTGGCACCATGGCGCCGTCTGGTTTGATCGAACCGGTTGCCGTCCACGGCGAGGCTTTGTCCCCGCTTGTGGAGAACGGGCTGAACGCCCGTTGGAACAAGTTCCGCGAAGGGTTCTACGAATGGGCCGGAGACGCGCCCGAGACCATCATGGCTCGGTCGCCTATCTACCTGGACTCGTTCAAGAGGCACATCAAGGAAACCGTTGACAACCTCGGAGACGAGGGTGTCGACATGATCGGTGTCGATGCTATCCGCAAGAACGCTGACAGGGCGGCCCGCCGTGAGGTCGGGCAGGTTCTGTTCGACGCCACTCACGCGTCTAACCTGTCGCACTCAATGCGGTTCATCTCTCCGTTCTTCGCCGCTTGGGAAGACACTGCCGTGAAGTGGGCCAAGCTTATGGGTAATGACCCGAAGCTTGCGCCGACATTCGCTAAGGTGTGGAACTCGCCGGAGAACGTCGGGATGGTTGTTGATGCTGATGGATTCCCCATCAAGGCTGGTGACCCTTCCCCCGAGAAGGGTGAGTACCTGATCATCCCGAAGATTCCTGGCATTGATAAGATCATCCCAGGGAATGGCGGGAAGCAGGGTAAGTCGGCAGGCATGTTCAAGATCCGTAGGGATAACATGAACATTCTGTTCCAGGGCGAACCGCCCTGGTTGCCTGGTAACGGTCCGCTTGTTCAGATCCCCGCTAACGCGCTGATCTCCAAGTACGCCGTCAAGGAAGCTGACCACCCGATCGTCAAGTACTTCGTGCCGTTCGGTATCACCGACGACTCTGCCCTCAGGCAGACTCTGCCGGGCTGGGCCAAGCAGATGGCCGACACGGGCCTCTTCGGTAAGACGAAGGATTACAACGCTACCTACGTGCTGCTGTACAACCAGGAGCTTGGTGCGTTCAACCGTGGTGAGCGTCAGACCAAACCTGACGCTGACGAGATTGGAAACAAGACGAGGAACTGGTACCTACTTCGCGCGGGTCTGAACTCGTCGATGCCTGTCACTATCCAGCCGGTCCCCAAGGACCAGTTCTATATCGACAAGGCGAGAGAGTACCGCTCCGATCCGGAGCGCGAGAACTGGCAGCAGGATTTCTACGACGATTTCCCTGGCTACTTCGAGATGTCCTCCACGTTGTCTGTCAATGAGACGGGACTGGAATCGACTAACGACGCGTTTGACGCGGCGCAGAAGTACCGCAAGGACATCGCCGAGAACCCCGAGCTTGGGTGGTTCTTTGCTGGACCGGATAACTTGTCCGGTGAGTTCAACCAAAACGTCAACACCTGGATGCGCAGCAACGAGGCAGGCAAGGGGAAGAACTTCAAATCTTCCCGTTCCCCCGTTGATGCTATCAACCGGGTGCAAGAACAGAAGGGTTGGATCGAGTACAACAAGGCGGCTACCGCCATCAACCTTGCGATGGAAAGTCGTGGGCTGCATTCGTTGCAGCAGGCTGGCGCTGAGGATCTGGCTGATGCCAAGAGAATCTACACCGAGCAGTTGATGGAGTACAACCCGGCGTTTGCCGCCGCGTTTGGTGCTGGTCAGGCAGAGCAGCGTCGTAGGACGCTGATCAGTGTGGCCCGTAGCAAGTGGGACAAAGACAAAGAGTTCGCCGCTCGGCCGGACCAGGTGATGCTTAAGCAGTACCTGGATGCTCGCATTGCTGTGCAGAAAGTCCTCGCTACTCGCGAGAATTCTACCCTTTCGGCTGAGTCCAATGCGGACCTTGCCGAAGTCTGGGGCTTGTACTCTTCGGAGCTTCGGAAGTTCAGCCCTTCGTTCGAGCAGTTGTTTAACCGTACATTCGAGTCCGACGATCTAAGCCAGGTGTTGTAATGCCCCTAGAGAACGGAGCGGGTGGGACCGCTCCTCCCGACATCAACTCCATTCTTGCTGGGCTTAACAACCAGCAGCAACGCAACAACCAGCCTATGGTCTATCTCGGTCAGGCGGGCCGTTACAACGGCTCGATGATGGAGAAGTATGATTGGCGCGTCAGCCTCGATGAGGCTGTCGCCGAGATCTACAACTGGCAGGACGACGAGCGCGCTCAGTGGGGCAAGCGCCTTTATGGCGCTGGCCTGCTGGACGACCCGAACGACT